AATTGCTCACAAGCTTCTTCATGCTTTCCTTGATTGACAAGGCGAAGAAGGGTACTACCTTTGACAGAGTTGATACCAAGGTTGAAGGTGAAATCATTCAAAGCTTGACGTTGCCATTCAGAGGCAAAGGCTCCGCCTTGCCCTTTCACAGCTCCATCAATTTGCTTTAGATGTTTCTTCCAATCACTTGCATAGATTTCCATGCACTCTTCTTCTGTATAGGAAGATTTTACTTTCTCGCCTTTCTGGACAAGATGACCAACGCATAGAGTCTTCAAACCGACAGGATCAGAATAGGGTTGTAATACCAGCCCCTCCGATGGTAGAGTTAGATCGTATGCAACAAAAGCAGCCGGGGCACTAAGCCCCGCTGCAACAAATGCTGCAATCAGTTTACTTTTGATTGCTTTCATATCCAAGCCTCCGCCACTCTGGATAAACTTCATGCAGACCATTTTTCTCATACTCACCTTCCATTGGCACAACAATAAAAGCCCTCTCTGGGCCGTAGGATATATGTTTACACGATGTTCGGCTTATACGTTCCAGTTCCATTGTCGGTCAGGGTCGTGAGGTAGCTGCCTTCCCTACGGGCGCTAAGAATAACAGCGTTTGTTACGCCCGCTCCGAGAACCATCGCAGTGCCGGTTGCCGTTGAACTTTGTGCGTAGGCTTGGCCGATAAAAACCGATGATGGCGTCCCGCTGACATTGAGAATCGCGGCTGGCATGTTCTTACCTTCCAGCCTACCGAAGTACAGGTTCTTGCAGTTGGCACTGATTCCCACCTGCGTCCCCCCACCGTCCCTGAGAAGCAGCCTATCGATAATTACCGACATATCTCCATCGGAACCAGTAAATAGGCAGGAGACCCCCTGACAATCGATAATCTCCGCTTGACCAATCTCTAGTCGAGCAACCTTGCCAGTGGTGATCGGGGTTGCAATTCCGTGTACCGGACAATTGGCGGCCCGGAACTTGCCGATCTTTATCGTCCCCGATGTGGTTAACGCCAACCCGCTAGACGCGGGGGTGTCCGTCTCAAACTCTTCAATGGTTAGTTCACCAAAGTCTCCGTTCGAATAGAGACTGGCAAAGGTCTGGCCTGCGTGCAGATTGTTTCGCATGCATATCAGTTTTCCGATGTGCCCCTTCAGGGTGTTGACAACCTTGCAACCACTGGCGCCGTTATCGTGGAACACCAGCGTGCCGGCAGTAAAGTTACCACGCACCATGTCCAGACCCTGACCGAAGTTGTTTATGCCATTGCTCCAGCACTCAGCATATTCGACGTGAATGGCCGGATAGTCATCTACATCGCTCACAATTGCGAAGCCCTGGCCTCCAGTAGAGCTAGTTGGGTGGTTGCCGTTATTATATCCATAATAACGGCCAACGTTAATGCGCGTCGGACTCCCGCCAAACAGCATGCCCGATTTGTAAAAGCCATGCGACCACAGCGTACCGATCTGTAGGTTAACGGCGTCATATGCAACAAGGCCGGTAGTGGAAAACGCCCCTGTATGTTGGTCGCCGCGCAGACGAATATTGTCGATAGTGAAGTTCTGCGCCCCCGCTACTGATCCGTTATAGGCATCACCGACCTTAGGGATGTGCAACAAAGCTCTTGCCTTGGTAACTTCCCCGATCATGCTCAGGCAGCTATCGATGCCAACACCCAAGAGCGATTTCCCGTTTGCCTGTAGCCCGACCTCTAACGGGGTAGTGTCGAACTGATAGCCGGGCACATGGACGACGTCGGCCTCGCAGTACAGGGCAGCCAGAATGCGATCATGGTTGTCAACTCCAGCAGTGGTTACGCAGCCGGCATCCCACAACGAAACGGTCCCGTTCCGAAGCACGCGGCGCCACCGACCAGCGGCAACGCCAGAAACTTCGAAAACCGTAACTCCATTATCCTCCGCGACACTATCTGCATCCCAGACGAACAAGCCGCCACCGCGAGGGCCGATATAAGGCAACTCAACCGCCCAGCCGCCGTAGTAGGATTCTACTACATAGACATGATTTATACTTCTCCCTGATGCTGGGATAGACAACATTTCGGAAATACTGTTTATGTAAACAGCAGACCTACCAATACGCACCGCTCCTTTATCTAGGTCTGTAGATGTAAAATCAGAGACCACTGTATCTATATAGTTTGTTACTTGTGCCTCGACAACATCCAAACTGGAGCTGGTTGCAAAAAATTCAGTATTTTGAAAAGCGGCGCTGCCTAAACTATCAATTTCACCTTGGACATTGACCAACTCTTGGGAAATTTCAGAGGTGGTTTGAATTTGATTTATAGATGTCCCGTTAAACTGATAAGTTTCTCCTGTTGCTCGAAGCTTTACAACGCCCCATTTTGGAACCGGAAAGCTTCTCCACGAACCTTCTACGTAGACATAAACACGATTGTCGGTTGTGAGGTAGAATGCCTGACCGTTGACGGCGGATGGTAAAGACCCCACAATACCATCCACAAGGGATTCAATCCAGAACCCCTGCTTCAGCCAGTTCTCATCTGCACCATCATTCCACCCATTTTCTCCAAGATTCCATCCATATTTTATTTCTGAAAAACTAGATGTTTTCTGTGGCATTTATTAATCCCCCATTACCAAGAAAGAGATTTCCGCACAATCGCCTATTGTGGAGTTGCCTGTAAATGTTGTTACCGTAAACCCGCCAGTGGTACGATTAAACGCAGTGAATGTGTCAGCTTCAAGACCAACCCCCGTAGAGAGCTGGTTAACTGACCCGATGACGGCATAATTAATAGATGCCATGGGACTTGTAAAAGTCACAGTGTACACACCTGATGCGGTTCTTGTGATAGATGCGATGTTGCCAGACGCCCTCAGATTACCATTGAGTCCGTTGAATAGTGCCCAAGCCCTCGGAGCAAAAATAGGCAGGGCGCTGGTTGCATTCACAGCATCCCTGAGCCTCTGTGGGGTGATTAGTGTTGTATTTGATGTTAAATCTCGTGCCTGAGAGGATGAGGCAACAGTTGTTTTTCCATCCACCTCGGGCTTGGTATAAGTTTCCGCTTTACTGTAAACATCAATGTTAGTACGGAAAGTTGCAACGTTGTAGTCACTACCATTGTTAGAGAGCTGCGCATATCGAGCATCGCTTTCTGTAGCCGTATAGAAATCACCAGCAGAAGCAAAAGCAATAATCCAATAGGTGTTGCTTACATCTAGATCAGGATTCTGGTTTGTGTGTGTTAGAACACAACGGTAAACAGTGCCGGTGGAGCCTTGTACATAACTTTGATCCTCCTGATACTCGGTTTCACTGTCCCAAATAGGGATGCCGTGCTGATTCAAGTGAGCAAGCATCTGGTCTTGCTTGTAATCAATCTCATTGAAATATTGACGAGGTGGAATCTCCACTTGCCAGCCAGTTGCGTATTTTGTATCACCGGGGTAAATGCGGTCCCCGCCGCTAGCCCACACATTGTTTAGATTGCTAGGCTTCAAAAATTGTGCCATTTGTTTCCTCTCTTAATTAGTAAAGCGTAGCAAATAGCCCGCCGTCGCCAGATAAAACATAGTCGGAATCGCCATATTCGAGACCATAACCAAGACCATAGCCGTAGGTTCCTGTGAATTCTCCAAAACCCTTAGCACCCGGAGCACCTTGAAACCCAAAGTAATCCTCGCCATCAAACTCCCCGTAATTGATACGAACGCCGACAGTCTTCGGGACAAGTCTTGAAGGATAGCCTTGAGATGTGCTTACATAATTTAGCAAAGCTTTCTCAAAAGCTGTTAGAATACGACCAAACATCAGCGTTACTTGAGCGTCACCTTCAGATGTAATTGATATCGGAAGGTCAAAGATCGTGTTTACAACGGTGATGAACTCCTCTGGGGTAGAGGCTGTAACGTTCTTGAAAATCTTAGCCTTGATAAACTTACGATATGTCGCGTCATCAAGAAGAACATTACCACCCAGAGGAGTTCCGTAGTTGTAGAACAAACCGCCAATACTTGAATTGCCGAATTCACCAAAGCTTTGTGCATTGGTTGCACCTTGCAAACCAAAGTATTCGTATAGATCAGCTTCAAGAAGTTCTCTAGGTTGTCCAACAATCCTTCCAATTATATTAAGCTGCTCACCCTCTGCTGTATCAATGCTGCGAAGCTGCATCACTTGTCTGAGGGCTTCTTGAATCTCAACTTGACCAAGAATCAGTAGCTGCAAATACTTATCGAAGATAGGCTTATCGGTGAATTGGTAGGTTATACGATCACGGGCTTCTTCTAGGTAGGGTACTGTGTCAAACTCATTTACAGCCATCAGCACCCTCCTTAAGATACAGTGATTACGATGTTATTCGGATCAAGAGAAAACAGTTCATTAAAACTGATAGGGATGTTTACTGTTCCAACTGGACTTGGAGACGTGCCAATAGTTAGGCTATTTACTTGGTGTCCGGGAATGGAGTTGATGGGCGTATAGAGCCGGCTGTAAACAACATCTTCGCCAATACCAAACTGCGCTTCCATGTATACAGCAATTGCATCTTTAATTGCTTGTTCACCATCTTGAGGAAATTCCGAGTTGGTGGTGATATCCAAGTCAATATAAATGGTGACAGGATTTGGACGCTCAAAACCAATATCGTGTGGAAAGCCTTGGCTGTCGTAGATCGTTACAGAAGTGTTACCATAACTACGAATACCAAGAGGTTTATTCTCCCATATGCTTTGTGCAATATTTGTAGAAATACCACCAAGAACAATCGGCATGAAGCTATGGGCAGGAATGCCGTTAGCATCCGTTACATCAGTATCGTTCTCGTAGATAACTACTTGTTCTACAGTGTCAAGGTTGATCAGAGCAGAATACAGTGCTTCAAGAATGTTAGAGGCACGTTCAAACTTACTTACACGGAAACGTTCACGAAGCTCTTCATCTGTTTCAATGAATCGACCAGCAACAGCACTAGTAGGGTTTGTAACACTGTCCCATCCTAGCACCGGAGTGGAGATTGTGGTGATTGTATTCGGTGATTGTTCAATCGGGCCATATTCTTGGGCAATCAAGTCACCGATCTTATCAACCTTAGTGATCCCAAGATTAGCTGACGTGCTAAAAGAGGTTACTTGGAAAATATCGTCGAGATCAATTTCAAGAGTCGTTCCAACAACAGTAGCAATCAATTGAGGATGATTAGCATCAATCTCGGCTTTCAGTCCTGCAAGAATGCTCGCTGCTGAAGCTCCAACTCCGCTTGTGTAGCTGATAGTGCTTGAGCTGGTAATCCGAGAATAGGTGATAGTGTATAGCGTGCTGCTTGCAACAGTTGGTACTGTAACAGTGATACCAGAAGCAAGAGACGGAGATAGTGCTACACTCGCTACAACATTAAAGCTTTGTCCAGTTGTGGCACTAGAAACAACACTTCCAGCGGGAATAAGAGTCCCGTTACTTCCTGTGAAGATTGCTTGTG